AGATCTTCTAAATGCAGAAGGAATCATTGATTCTGATTATACAAATGAATTAATGATCCTTCTCTACAATACATCTAATGTGCCTTTTGTTGTTAAACACGGTGATCGTATTGCTCAGGGAGAATTGGTAAAAAATCTTGACTATACAATCGAAGAATGCTACACTGCTCCTTCACCGAAAACCGACCGTGTTGGTGGTTTTGGTAGCACAGGCGTTCAATGACTAATATAGAAAAAATAGTTAAAGAGTTTTTTGATTCCGCAGACACGGATGGAGTTCCCAATTTATCCACACATAAATGGAAAGAATTAAACTCTGATTATACCAAGCAAGAAATCAAAGAAGGTCTTGCTTTGTATATTATCAATCATAAACCTAAATTTCCATTTAGAAAAATTGAATTATCTACAGTAAAAAATAAATTTGCATCTTTATCAACAGAAGATCTGTCTCATTATATTATAACGCCAGATAAAGATAAGGTACTTGAAAAATATAACGATTACAAATATCCATACTCCAAGCATGGTTTATTTTTAATTGATAATGGTCATTACTATAATGATATAAGTAACTATTTTCAACAAGAGAATAGATTGTCTTGTCCCTCTTATGGGTTTGCATCACCAATTGATATTTGGAATGATCATGATTTATTGATGAAGATGAATTGGATTTTTTGGAGAATGGGAACAACTACAATTAATGAAACAAATATTCGTGGTTCTTTCCGTTTGGGTGCATATGTTGCAACACAATTTAAACCCCATGTCGCAACAGTTATATATGATCTAAGAGATTCAAAGCATGTTTTGGATTTAAGTATGGGTTGGGGGGATCGTTTGGCTGGATTTTATACATCAAGAGCAACACATTATTATGGTTGTGATCCAAATCCAAAATCATTTGAATTGTATAAACAACAGGTAGTTGCATATGAAAGTTTCTTAGGTAACACTAAATCTTTCTTCCATCAAATAGATGAACATACATGGTTATTTGAAGGAATTAAAACAGTCTATATGCAAAATCTTCCTGCCGAAGATAGCAATGTATTTGACCAAGCAGAGATGGATTGTGTTTTTACCTCTCCTCCTTATTATTCTACCGAACTTTACAATAAGGGCGGAGAAAAGGAAGAGAACCAATCATGGCATCGCTATCCTGATTACACCGATTGGTTAAATAAATTCTATCTTCCTGTTATGAAAAGAGCATATGATTGTCTTTCTTATAAGGGTATGATGATGATCAACATCATGGATCCGACTATAAAAGGAAAGCGGTATAGAACCTGTGATGAAATGGTAGATTACATTACATCAATTGGTGGTAATTTTATTGGTCAAATTGGTATGAAAATAAAGCAAAGACCAAAAAAGATGGAAAAGGGAGACTTGTTGGAACATTTGTCGGCAGATTTTATTGAAAATATTTGGTGTTTTTCAAAGACACAATATAAATGGGTTGCTAAGAAAAGAGCATCACTTGAAGATTTAATGGAGTAATATTATGACAAGAGAAGAATTATTGGCGTTTCATTCTGAATTGTGCAGCGAAGCTAAAGCATTGATGAGTCTAAAAAATAAAGACTACGCAGGTAATGAAGGCACAGAACCTTTTGCAAATTTCACCCGCGTAGAATCTATGGGTATTTGTAAGACAGAACAAGGATTTATGGTTCGCCTTACAGATAAAATGAGTAGATTGAGTTCTTTTGTTCGGGCAGGAAAAATGCATGTAAAAGATGAGAGTTTTAAAGATACCTGCATCGATGTAATTAACTACATGGTTTTATTGGCAGCCTATGTTAGTTCCAAAGATCAAGAACAGAAAAAAGAATTGCTGGTAGAAAATAATAAGAATAGTATTGACTCATCCACAAACAAAACGATATAATACTACCATGTCATTTTATACCAATGTATTTTCATACGGAAATAAGATTCTCTATCGGGAAAGAGATGAATCCGGTGTATCCACCAAGAATGAAACTTATTTTCGACCTTCTCTATTTGTAAATACAGATAAAAAGACAGACTATAAAAGTATTTTTGGCAAATCTTTAGACAGGGTTGAATTTGAGAATAAAGATGAATACATGAAATTTATTGAAAGATATTCCGATGTATCTGGATTTGAAATTCATGGCGAAATTCAAGCAGAGTATCAATTTATTCGGAACAATTATCCCGATTGTCAACCAAACTATGATTTGCTAGATATTGCCTATATTGACATAGAAACGACAAGTGAATTTGGATTTCCTAATTTTCAGTCACCTGAAGAAAAAGTTATTGCAATTTGTATTAGCAGGAAAGACGAACCCTCTGTTGTTTTTTGTCTAGGCGAATACAAGAAACAAAAAGATGAAATAGTTCACTGCTTCGACAATGAAGATAATCTTCTTTATATGTTTTTAGAATACTTTTCCGGTCGATATCCCGATATCATTAGTGGATGGAGTATTCGTTTTTTCGATATTCCATATCTCTACAACAGAATAATTCGACTTCTTGGGGAAAAGATTGCAAAGAAACTTTCACCTTGGAATGTCATAAAGGAAAAGATTGTAGATCGTGGAGTCATAGGAAAACATGTAGTCTATGATATTGTTGGTATTTCGATTCTTGATTATTACGAATTGTACAAAACATTCACATATGTAAATAGAGAGTCATATAAATTGGATTATATTGCATCTGTCGAATTAGGGGAAAAGAAACTGGACTATACTGAATATGAAAGCATTCAAGAATTTTATCAAAATAATTTCCAAAAGTTTATCGAATATAACATCAAAGATGTCAAACTGGTTGAACAGCTTGACGATAAACTCCAATTAATGAGATTGGCAGTTACTCTTGCATATTCTGCCGGAGTTAACTTCAATGATATTTTTTCTCAGGTGAAAACATGGGATGTTATCATTTACAATTATTTGGCAAAGAAAAACATAATCATTCCAGCCAAAAAGCGTTCTAGGAAAGACGAACAATATATTGGTGCTTATGTAAAGGAACCTATCGTCGGTATGCACAAATGGGTTGTATCTTTCGACTTAAATAGTCTATATCCCCATTTGATCATGCAATACAACATTTCCCCCGAAACATTGACTGCCGATGGAATGAGAGGTCTTGTTAGTCCTGATGGCGTTCTCAAGAACGGTCCTGTATCCATGAAATCTATAGACGATCTTAGCAGCAAAAATCTATCTATTGCCGCAAATGGAACGACTTATACCAAAGAAAAGCGCGGATTCCTACCAAATTTGATGGATGATATGTACAAAGATCGTAAGATGTACAAAACCAAAATGATTCAGGCAGAAAAGGAACTTGAAAAGGTTGAGGCAGAAATAAAACGAAGAGGACTTGGTTGACAGAGAAATAAGATGATGTTATAATGCTCGTCATGGAAACGAGAAACATCATCGACCACTACCATTATTGGAATCATGATGCAATACTTGCCGATTTGGATACGAAAAGAAATAATTTTACTGTCTGTTGTTGCAATGTTGGAAACGACTTTAATATTGCAACGATTATTCGGAACGCAAATGCCTTCCTTTCTAAAGAAGTTTGGATTTACGGCAGAAAGCAATACGACAGGCGCGGAACAGTAGGTACTCATCTTTACACCAAATTTAAGCATGTAAAGGAAATTGAAAGTCTTTCGGAACAAATCGAAAGTCTAAAACAGGACTATGGTTGTGTTAAAGTAGTAGGAGTAGATAATGTTACTGATGGAACAAGAATTTGTTTGCCAATTGACTACTACACTTGGGGATCTGAGTGTCACCATCTCGTAGTTTTTGGTCAAGAACAAATCGGAATTCCAAAAGAAGTTCTTGACATGTGTGATGATGTGGTGTATATTAGACAGTTCGGAACGGTAAGAAGTTTGAATGTTGGTACTGCAAGTGGGATTGTGATGTACGATTATTGCAGTAAAACTCTTTGACATTTTTTGGCCTCGGTGGCGGAATAGGCAGACGCAATAGATTCAAAATCTGTCGTCCTTTGGACATGAGGGTTCGATTCCCTCCTGAGGCATTCCTTTGTGGTGTAACGGTAACACGGGAGACTTTGGATCTCCTTTTCTTGGTTCGAATCCAGGCAAAGGAACTTATGGCGCGATAGACCAATCGGCAGAGTCAATAGACTTAAAATCTGTGTAGTGTGGGTTCGAGTCCCACTCGCGCTATTCAATGTATGGTGTCTGGTAAAGCAGACTAGGACAATCAACCGGCCGGTGCTTGTCTGAAAAGATGAAATATAAGGTCGCATTAACGGGCAACGAGGTTCGTAGAACTTTGCCTTATATTAGTCGAATGGGTGCAAGTCCCTCACCATACTTAACTTATGCGGATGTAACTCAATGGTAGAGTGCTAGCCTTCCAAGCTTGCTGTTGAGGGTTCGAGTCCCTTCATCCGCTTTTTATGCACAATGTTAATATATCTCATTTTTATTGTTATCTTCGTAAAGAGCACATGTACCAGCATGAGCTGCATAAGGGAGAATTTGACAAGGTCTTGGTATTCGGCGCACAGTCATGTGCTGGATATGCCATGACTTTTCATGTTATGACTGACTACGGAATCGTTCGTAGCAGAGTCCCTATTCATATGCTATGTTGGAAGCCAGATGCTCCTTTAATGCCACTTGATCATCTACAACTTTGGGATTGTTTCCATGAAAATGTATCCACGGTTGAATATGATGCTCTCTTTGATTGCAGAGCAAAGGTTGTTCTGAAAGACAAGACCGAGCATTGGGGTGATTATGTAATGACCTTTGATTGGTATAGGAATGCCTATTCGGAGGAACCTACGCAATATAAATGCCTTCACATGATTGCACTTGACAACGGAAACTATACACTCCAGCCGAACAATAGAATATTTTGGAAAAACATGTCATTTGTCACCAAGCCATTCCCAGAAAAACCTGACTTCAAGGTTGACAACAAGGCATGGAAGTGCGAAGGTGAGAGTGATCGTTGGATCATCGATGGTCATGATGACAATTATTACTATGATATAAAACCGACTAAATAATAATTATGAGTAGAAAACATAGTGCAGGAAAAGGCGATTCCTTTAGAAAAGTAGATAAAAAAAAGTATGATAAGAATTTTGAAGATATCTTTGGTAAGAAAAACAAACGACCAAAGATAAATAAAAAGTAAGATTTTCCTTTGTAGCTCAGTCGGTAGAGCAGAGAGCTGTTAACTCTCGGGTCACTGGTTCGAATCCAGTCGGAGGAGTTTATGAAT